AATTTTGTATGTCTTCAAAAACTGCTTTGTTTATTAAGGCTTCATAAATAGGCAAGGTATCATCTACATAATGGTTGCCCTCATATCCTTCTTTATGAATTTTACGAGTAACTAAAAATGCTTGTTCATCTTTTGTCATCGCTGCGCCATTGGCTTTATACCAAGTAGGTAATTTTTGTACCCACTCATCAATTTTTGGTCTTAATAAAGGAGGAGTATTGCCTTTTTTTGTTTTGCCTCTACCGGTATTTTGCCAAAACCAATATTCATTTGCAACAATTTTTATTTCAGTAAAGGTTATTTGCTCATTTACTTCTACTTTATGTGAATTAGATAATGAGCCTGCTTTGCCTAATTTTTCAATTAGCGCATCTTTTAAATTAAATACCTCTTCTATTGTTAAATCAAATTCCATCCTCAAACATATTGCAGCATAAAGAACTATCTATTGGTAGCGTAACATTTACCGGCACTGACCAACCATAATGAACATTGTCTTGTTTTTTATTAATCATAGTTGCTTGACCAAATGTCATTAAATTGCGTTCTAAATCTTCATTTTCGATTTGCATAGATTGAATATAGCCAACCATTATATTATTCATCTCATCAAACCATTTATTCATGGTTGATTGTTTGTCGGTTGTATGACCGGATTGTAAAAACAATAAATTAAAGTTATAAGTTTGACTAACAATAAAGTTATTGGTACTATTATTTGAAATAGTAATTGGAAATAACATCCATATTAAAGGATACTTTGCATCTGACTGCGCATTTAATTCAATCATTGTACCATTTCCAAAGTAAAATGACTTCTCTGCTTTAGTCTTGAATATTTCTATTAGATTTTTCACTTAATAATTTTTGTAAATTTCTCTCATATTGTTTTTCTATGTGTTTATAAGTTAAAAAAGTGTATGCTTCGCCAACTGATGTTCTTGAAACTGCTTCAATGTCTTTATAAACGCCCCCTGCCAATTGTACCAAAGTTAAATACCCTCCAAATTGTTGCAGCGTTTGTAATCCTGCTTCTAATTGAATATCCTCAACCTCGCTATCAAACAAAGGTAAAAATTTATTTTTAATATCTTCAAATTCTTGATTGATAATATTTTGGTAGAAAAGTGCAACTGATGCCGGCATGTCTAACCAAACATTCAATCTCTCTTTAATTCTATTATCAAAGTTATATTCACCTTTTTCTAAAAGGAATAAATATGGCAGGGCATTCCATGGTTTTTCTTTTTGATGCATTATCATTGCTTTCCAATCCTCAAATTGACCAATTGGACAATCTATTAGCAAATGCAAATCAATATCTTTTTGCTCATGCACAAATTGACCATCCATTAAAATATCAATTAATTCAATAATTTTAAATCGCCCCTCTATGCCAATGTTAAAAAAAATTTCTTTTGGTATGGGTATTAAATCAAATACTATATTATCATAATCCTCATTATTGATTTTTTCTGATACTGCTATAAATTGGCGCAATGTTATTTCATTTAGCTGCGTAGGAAACTGATATTCCTTATCTATTGTTATTAAAACCATGATATTTTTTTATTTGCTGCCTTTAAACCATTATAGAAACCATAGCGCATTGCATCCATTCCATCATCATTAAATTTAACCGGCTCATCTAAAGGTTTATTATTTTTATCTACTTTCCATTTATAGGTGCGTAACTCTTTTACTAAGTTTGGACTATCAATTATAAACAATGGTTTACTTTTTACTGCATTTATACCATCTTTAACCGGCTTCTCTGCGCTATAAACATTTAATCCTGCTTGATATAGTTCTTCTATAGTATCCGGTCGCGCTGCATCTCCGTAAATTTGTACGCTGCCTAAATTTAAGCTGCGCATCTTTTCAATTAATGCTGCGGTTGTTAATCCGCTTTCATAAATTAATTCCTGCGCATAAAAAGTAGTGTCGCTCCAACCGGTTTTAATTAGCGCAGTAGGGTGATTATAACCAAAGTCTAATCCATAAACAAAAGGAATGTCATCCGGAAACGCATTTGAAGTATTCCAATGCCTATAAATTAATCCTTCAATTCTTCCTGTTACGCCTCGCGCATAAACTTTCCATAATTCATAATCAATTGCCTTTAAGCCTTCTATTTCATCTATAATACTTTGCGGCACATAAGGATTATTTCTATAATCGGAATAAAGGAATGTGGCTATTGGGTTATTTAAGTATTCCTCATGCACCCAAAACTCTGCATCGGGATTGTAATCAATAAAAACTTTTTTCTTTGTTCTGATTATCAACTGCTTGCAAATATTTACATCAATACCATTGGCTTCATTTATAAATAAATAATCGCGCTTGCCGGATTTAGCATCTTGCGCATTATCATAACTTTGAAATTCAATTATACTACCATTGCGCAGCGTAAAAGTCCTTTCTGACTTATTAAAATTTAATATTTCCGCTTCAATTAATGGAGCATCATAATAAATATTTTGAAAGTCGCGCAGCGCACCGCGTTTAAGGTTAGGAATATCTTGCCCAACTATTGTAATGAGGCAGCCTGCATCGGTTAATCCAATGTAAAATAAGGCTTGTAAGATAGAATATGTCTTTGATGACCAAGTGCCGCCTTGATTGACAACAATTTTGGTATTTGCTTGCAAATTTTCATCAAATAATTCAGTTGTCTCAAACATTAATCTAATAAAATATCGTTTTCCGATTTATTAATTTTATAATCTGTTCTTACAATTGATATTTGCAAGTGATTATCCATCTTTCCGGTTACCTCTTGCTCAACCCTTTCTACATATCCGCGTTTCTTGCCTTTGGTTTTGAGGTAAAAAATAGTTGCGGATACTTCTCCCTCGCTGATTTGTTTATGCAATTGACTTTCTGCAAAGTCTAAAGCCATATCCGAAATACTTTCTACCTCAATTCGATATTTCTCATCCTCGCGTATCCATCTATAATGGGTTTCCCTACTTATGCCTACTGACTTGCAAGCAGTTGTAACAATTCCGAGCGATTTTTCCATCGCTTCTATCATTGCCTTTTTATTTATGTCACTATTTGTCATCTTATTAGCGTTAAAAACTCATTACGAGCCTTGTCATCCTCTTTAAATACTCCGATTAGCTTACTTGTCATTGTCCAAGTATCGTGCTTCTTAACGCCTCGCATGCACATGCAGAGATGCTGCGCTTTCAAAGTAACTGCGACACCTTTTGGATTTAACTCTAACATTAATCTTTCTGCAATTTGAGTAGTTATTCTTTCTTGATTTTGAAACCTATTTGCGTATAAATCAACGCACCTTGCTAATTTACTTAACCCAACTATTTTACCATTTGGAATATAAGCTATATTTGCTACCCCAAAAAATGGAGCAGTATGATGCTCACATAAGGAATAAAAAGGAATATTGGTTTGCAATATCATTTCATCAGTTCCCTCTGCATCAAAAGTAGTAAAATTAAACTCTTTAGGTTCAAGAAACTCTTTCATAAACTTAATATACCTTTTTGGTGTATCTTTTAACCCCTCTCTTGTTGTGTCTTCTCCGAGGTATTGCAATATGCGTACAAAATTATCTTCAATTGGCTCTTCTTTTATCTCCCATGGAAAGATTAGCCACTTGCCTTTTAACTCTTCTTCTTTTTGTTTATCAAATAAAGCAATAAAAGGTTTATTATAAGCCTCGTAATTGGTTTTGGTTTTGCCGCTATCAATTAAATCATCAATTATTATATCTGCCTCCTCAATTGTATCAACCGGATTAAGCATTGCAGCGATATATTGACCGCCTCTTGGAACTCCATAATATTTTAAACTCTTATCAAACTTACTTACGCGTTCGATAATTTCTTTCCATGTTATAATATATTCCATATTTTATGATTTTGTAATGATAGTTTCCACTTTCCATTTTTAACACATAGGTCAATACAATGCTTCATATTTTCAGAATTAATATTAAAGCCATCTGAATGAGGACTAATCCAATAGTGCTGCGCTTCAATACTTGGATTTGGTATCTCTTGACCTTTATGCCTTACATATCTTAATTCAGTTACGCCATTAGGAAAGTTTTTCTTTATTACATGCTCTGCTACCTTTGGCGATACGCAAATAAAATCAATGCCTTTAGGGCATGGGTTTAAACCACTTGTTTCAATTGCTTGGTAAAATCCTTTCTCTTTAAAATAAGATACCATTTCTTCAGTCAATTGGTCGGTTGGCTCTCCGCCCGTCCAAGTAATCTCTTTGCATTGCGGCGCATTTGTATTTAACCATACTAAAATTTCTTCTAAAGTATAATCTTTGCCGCTCTCAAATTCAGTATCGCATACTATTCCCGCTTTAAAGCAGGCAAATTTTGCTTTGCATCCTGCCGTCCTAATAAATATGGTTGGCGTTCCTATTCTTAATCCTTCGCCTTGCAAAGAATAAAATATTTCACTAATTCTTAATTTCATAAATTCCACTATTTTTATCGTTTTCAAATACTTCTACTTTAATTACTTTGCACCTGCCTGCATCTTGATGTTCTAAAATGTAGGAAAGTTTATCGAATACTAATTTTGCAAGGCTTTCGCAACCCATATTTTCTAAAAATTGTACCTTACATAAATTCATTTGCCCCATTTGGTCAAATAAATCGCGATAAGGGTCATCTATCTCAATTAATAAAGTATGGTCAAACATATTATTCATCCATTCTTTAAATCCATTATGACCAAAACCGCCAAAATCAACCACCCAATTCATTTCATCTAATTTTTCTGCACTAAACCATACTTTAAACTTTAAAGCATAACCATGCAGCAGCTGACAATGGCTATGCCCTGCCTTCCATTGTCTTAAAGCAACAGAATAATTATCAAATACTTTTGTTGAGATATACATATTAGTTAAACCATTTATTAAATATTAAATTATTATTTATTTCTTTTAATTTAGATTGCTCTATTTGGTTTTCCATTGCTGCTGCTACCAATTTTATACAATCTAAAAAATTATCATACCTATATTTTATATCAAATTGTTCTTTATAAACCAATCTATTAGGTAAAATAGGAATGCAACCTAAATAAGCTGCCTCTTGGATACCATAACCAAAGTTTTCTTGCAGCGCAAAGCTAACAACCACTTTTGATGTTGATAGTAATTTATAATAATCCTTTTTGTTTAAATTTAACTCATGAGTGTTAATATATTCATATTGAGGCAATTGCTTTTTAAGTTCCTCAAATAACCAAGGTTGCTTTTCATCAACATTCCTCCCATTAAATATAATTACATTCTTTTTCTCTGCATTATTTTTAAACTCATTCATTAATTTATAATCTAAAGGCAAATTACTAACTACTATTTTATCTTTAGCTACTAATCTTTTCTTTAAAATATCATTTTTAATAAACTCGCTTGCTACAAAAATGGTATCGGATATATCAAATATGACATCTTCAAAATTCTTTGCCCACCTTTCCATGTCTCTAACAAAATCGGTATCGGTAAAGCTGCCTGCATGGATTATTCCTTTTAATTTTACCTTTTTATTATAAAAGTAATTCAAATATGCTACACTTTCTATTCCCGGAAACCATAAATCGCTTGTAAAAATAATATCATTATCATTAATTGTATTATTTCTATACAATAAAGCCAATTGATGTATTTGTTTGCTTTTACTCATTATGGTTAAGCCTGCATCTAAAAAACTTCCTGCGCTTATTTTACCATCTCCTTTCTCTGCCTCTAACACAATGTAATTATTGTTGTGCATAAGGTTTAAATACTCTCTTATATCTCTATCCAAGTGCGCCGTATAGCGCATATCAATACTTTCTAAAGGCAGGTATACTATCATAAGGTTACAAATGCTCCATTTTCATTGTCTTCAAGTACCTTAACGCTGCATGCATCAAATTTTATTAATAACTTCTCTGCAATATCTTCGCAACTTTGATTATCTAAATGCACCGGTTGAGTACCAAAATATTCTAAAATGTCTCTTTTTAATTTAATTATTTCGATATCTCTATCATTGTGGCTAACTTTTTTAGTTAACTCAACATGGAAAATATGTCTATGGTAATCTTTTAAAAAGAAAACTTCATCTAAATGGCAATTCTCCCATCTATGTATGCCTTCAAATTGTAACTTAACTACAACATATTTATAAATTACCTTTTCTAAATTTTTCATAATCTAAAGTTCCGTTTTGATATTCTTTATTAACATAACTTAATAGTTTGATTTGCAATTCATTAGCTACTGCTAAAAATAAATTAATATCTTTTCTTTTGGATAGCTTTTGGTATTCCATGTATGCAATTATACCTACCAAGGTTGCTATGCTTCTATTTCCTTTATGAAATTCTATGTTGCTAAAATCTTTAGGCGATATTTTTACCTTTTCTAATAACTCAATTAATTTAGTAGGTATTTTTTTCTTTTTTGATAAGACATCTCTATAAGAAACTCCTTTTAATCCATTATCAAAATAGTTTAACACTCCATAAACTTGACTTGCTTGTACCCAACTGCTGCTATCCACACTATGTAAAGGCAATTGATATATTTTTGGATAACTAACATATCCTAATCCATGAATTTTAGCTTGCGTTTTAGAATAGACATCTTGAAATCTTTTAGTCATCCAATCTCCTTTAGTAGTTACGCCTCCTGCAACGCACAAATGAGGATTATTAGCCACTGCTTGTTTTAAATAAGAGTAATCGTTATCCGCCATTGTAAAAACAAACATTGGATTAAATCCTCTTTTTAACATTATTTCATAATTCTCTTTGCTCTTATGTTCATTGCCAATAACATCAAGCATTACATATTTTTCTACTAACTCGCCATATTGCTCTAAAAAATTACAATAGCCATCTAAATTTAACCATGGTTGTTCTTTTTTTGCATTAAATAAAGTAAATGCGCCGCTATCAATCATAATGTTTGCGGTGCCATTAGTGCTTAATTTAAAAACGCTATCGCAAAAAGATTTAGATTTACCTAAATAGGCAAAACTAACTAAAATATTAAAATAAGTATTATTTGATACCACAACCGCTAAAATTATCAGATAAATATTGTTTTATTCCATCCTCAACTTGCCTTTTATCTTCCATCCATTCATCGCAAATAAGAATAACTAATTCATTATCATTATTTAATTTAGGAGTAGGCACTTGGTCTTCAATGTAATCTAATTTATCCCAATCGTGTTTAATTGTATCTAATCCCCAAATTAGTAATTTCTGCATGTCCCAAGTATTTGCTAAAATATCCCAATCCCATTCTCCAAAACCAACATTATCTTTTATGATAAATTCGTTTTGTTCTTCTTCAGTCATGTCAGTTACTTTAATAATTGGAACTTCTTTTAAGCCTGCTTCTATGCAAGCCTTTAAGCGCATGTTGCCGCCCAATACAATCATTTCATTATTAACAACAATTGGTCTAATTTCTAACATTTTAGGAAACTCTTTTATTGAATTAACTAATTTGTGAAATTTATCGTCCTTAATAATTCTTGGATTATTTGGATTTGATTTAATTTTTGAGATGTTAATTGTTTCAGTTTTCATTTATTTTAAAAGCTATGTATTCGCTACCTTTTGGAACTATTTTTTTTACAATTGTTAATTTATAAATCCGTTTATCATCAAAAGTATATCTTTTTTGTAAAATATCCAAAAAAGGTTTAACCGGATTGTCTATATCTTTAGCCACATTACTAAAACCAAACTCAATATCTATATCTAAATTGCCTTTAGGTATTTGTAAAGGCGGTAATAGGTAAAGCAATTCTATTTCATAGCTTTTATACTTTTTAGTTTTAAATCTTTTTCCTTGCCATGCCTCATTTACCGACAAAGGTTGGATGTATGCAATTCCTTTAACCATTCTTTTTTATCTTTTATGTCTCCATATTTAATATGACACTCTCTACATAAAGCCATTAAGTTTTCAATACTATCTTTATCGCTTCCACCCATGCCGCGCGCATCTATGTGATGTATATCAACCGCTTTGCTGCCGCAGGTTTCACATGGAACAAAATCTGATATATTATATCCAAAATGATTAAAATAAATTTTAGTATGTTTCTGCATTTTTATTTACTAATGTATTACTAATATTACTAAAATACTACTAAAGTCCCTAACATTCCCCAACATAAGTATGTTTTTAAGTATGTACAAAAAAAGCGTACAAATTACAAGGGTAATTTAGGGGCAAAAATTAGGGGGTACACCCTATTTTTTCCATCATAAGCATAAAATTGGATATTATTTTCCATCATTTGTTAAATGTTTTTTTGGTGCTTGTTAAATGTTTGCATAAATTTTTAGTAAAGTTTCATGGACATTTAATCCTAAATTTTCTTTCAATAGTTTGATATTCAATATCTTATAAGGTTTTGCGGTAGCTTTACCAAATAACTCTCTGTTAATTCTTCTGCTATAATGCGCATCAAATAATTCAAAATTATTACAATCCATTTCTTTTGTCACAATTTTTATTTTTTTTGTGACCGAAGATACGCCAATTGTTAATTCATAATAGTTTTGCATGCAGCAAATTAAACAAAAAAAAACCGCAGCACCAAATAAATGATGACTGCGGTAGAACCTAAAACAAAACAATCAAAGATAATAAAATTTATTGAATTTCAATTAATCTATGTAATAGATATCCGTTTCTATCCATTACCAATCCATCAACCTTTATGTATTTAATTCCCCCTCTTGTATCTCCCTGCTCTTTATAAATTTTATTAAAATCTTCTATCCAAACTTTTGTTTGGCTCCATTCTTTTGGCTCGGGTGCATTGCTAACAAATGCAGGCTTAATAAACTTTTGCTTTAGTTTATCTAATTCCTCTCGCACATTATCCGGCATAGGTACTGAATTGTCGCTCCACTCCTTTTGCTGCTGCTGCAATTTTTCTTGTTCAACTTTTGTTCGCATTTCTCTTAATTCTAAATCAAATTTTTCAATAATTGCAAATACAATACTTAAATCAAACCGGTCATAAATTTTAATTTCCGGATATTTATTCATTTTAAACCTATCAAATGCGGTTTTAAAATGAGCAACGCTAAAATGATAATAATTTTGATAAAGTAAACTTGCGCATTCTTGTATTTGATTTACATCCATATTTTTTGCAACATTAAAACTGCTGCATAAACCCTCTACTAATCTAATTAGTAAGGCATTTACTAAATCATTTCCTTCAGTTTTACCTATTACGGCTAAACTAATTGGTTGACTTTCAACTATTTGTCTAACTGCCGAGTAATTTATTGGCGATAAATTGTTCTGCTCGGTTGCGTAATTCATCACGCTGCTGCTTTCCTGCTTCATAATTGTTTTGTTTTTTAGTATAAGGTTGTTTTCTATCCCAATTTTTAACTGCTGCTATCCAATCTAAATATTTTGCGCCTTTGCTTTCCGAATATCCAATTGCAGCATCATAATAAAATTTACATTTTTCATTTGACCAATCAGATAATTTTAAAGTAAACTTTTCAAAGTTAAAGTATTCACTATCAGCAAATAAATGTAAAGATTTTTTATCTTTTATTTTAATTTCCTTTACTTTACTTTCCTTTACTTTACTTTCCTTTATAGCATTGCGGTCGCTTTGCGTTTGCATTGCGTTTGCATCATTCCATCTTTTAGATGCATTAGAGCGAGCTTTTTCAGATTTTTCATTTCGCTTATTTAATCTTTTCTCTACTGATTGGCTGCTAAAAAAACCATCTTCAATTTCAAATAAATTAAAATCGTTTATTATTTCTTTAATAATATTTTCACTTACTCTTAAATCAAAGGCAATACATTCAGTATCGCATTGCAAACTATTTTCATTTAGATAAAGGTCTTCAATCAATGCCCAATAAATACCATATCCTAAATAACCATGTTTTTGCAGTAATTTTTTAATCTTTGTATCGCTGCGCGCGTTATAATCATGCGAAAAATAAAATGTTTCTTTCATTGTTTTGTTTTGTTTAAGTTACTATAATTATTAAATTCTTATCTGCATTATAAATTATTGGCTGATAAATAGTTTTGTCGCTTTGTTTAAGGCGTTTTAAAGCCCAATCTCCATTGCCGTAATACATTTGTATTAAATCAAAACAAAATTGCTTATCGCAGTGCGAAATTAAGGCTATTTTATTTAAATCAAAACCATTTATAACATGCATCTCAATAATATACTGAATCGTTAAATTATCTACCATATTTTTTTAATTAAAAATTAATATTATTTTTTTTAATATGGAATGCAACTTGGTCTGCAATCACTTGCATAGCACCAATTCTTTCAGTTATGGATTGATGATACTTTAATAACTCTTCTTTATTGTCAGTTATTTTATATCCATTACTATTTGCAATAATATTTGGTGCTGATGTTCGGCGTAAGTAATTAATTATACTTCTTATTCTGCTATCTGCAAATTTGTATTCTTTTAATTCGCCGGAACGCTGATATATTTTTTCAGCTAATTGTTTATTGGAATAAATATTTCCATTTGAACGAAGTAATGCTTCAATATAATCTGCTGCGCGTTTTTCATACTTATTTACCTCATAAGTATATTCTTCGAAATTTGTAATCATTTGTTTTGTTTTAAGGTTTTAAAAAATATTGCAAATAGAAATTAATCTATCTGCAATATGTTAATTGTTTAAAAAGTTAAATCATCTTCTGCATTAACTTCTTTTGCTTTTGGAACATAAGTATTTTCCACTACCGACAAATCATTTCCAAATTTATCCGGCGATTTGCGTTTAGTAACATCTATTTTAATGTTACCATATTTATCAACCGGCAATTGCATAATCTTTTCACGATTAAGATTTAATGCTTCTTTTGTTCCCCAAGAAAATTCCATTGTCTTTCCTTGCCCAACATAATTTGTTTCTTTTGACATTTTTTTTTGTTTTTTAAATTGTTAGATATTAAGATATTTTGGTAATTCTAAATCGTATATTCCATCTTTCCTTGATGAATGAAAATCATAAGACTGCAACCATCCATCTTCCAATATGCAGCGATTAAAACTTTCTAATAAATTATTTATCTCTTGCTTACCATAAGCGATTAATTCTTCGGATAATTTATTTACGGATACGCCGCCATTTCTATCAAGAGCAATTAAATAATAATCTCTTTTACCGCCTGCTATTTCATACATTGCTGCTTGCATGTGGTATCCGTATGCAAGAGCATCGCGTTGGAATTTTTTTGGCTCTGCGCTTTGAACAATTTTTAAATCTAATCTTATCTTGCTATCTTCTGCATCTATAAAACTTTTAAATGAAAAATTATCATGATTAAAATCATATTCTTTTTCAAAATCTTTGCATTGAATAATTAATTGCATCGCCGCCGCATTTTTAAAAAGCGAATTAGAAAGTTTATCCAATTCTTTTAAATCATTTTGCGTTATTAAAATAGAGCCAAATGCTTCTTGTTCTAAATCATCCCAATATTCAATCGCTGCTAAAGTATCATCGCTTGGTTTTTTTGCATTATACTGCGCAATGGTTGGTCTTTTTGGAGCATCATTATCTATTACATAATAATTAGAAAAGAATGTATCGTATTGCAAGATAAAATTATGCGCCATTGAGCCAAACGCCATTGCAGGCGTTTGCTCTTTTTGCTTAAACTTATAATGCAAGAATTCTAATGGCGATTTTTTAAAAGCAGATAAAGATGAATAACTTAAATGCTTTTCTTGATTTAATAAACCATTTATCAAATCATTAATTTGCTGCTGACTATACATTTATATCGTTTTGAATTTGTTTTAATACCGCAGCAGAAACATTTACCTTTTCATAAACATCATCTATTGTAATCTCTCCGCTTTTTAATTTTAAAATACATTGATTATAAGCAGGCGTACCATGGATTAAATCTTTCTTTTGTTTTGGTGCTGCTGCTTCTTCTTTGCTATGCGTATTAGTAGTGTCTGCATCTTTTGCATCATCTAATAAGAATAAATTTCCTAATGCGCGCTTGAGTGCGTAACTACTTGATGCGCCAAAGGATTGGGATAAATCCATCCCCTTACGATTTAATTCAATGCCTGCGTTTCCTTTTGCGCTAATTGGATGCTCCCAATCTTTATGCTTAATAGTGCAAGTGGCTTGAATAAATAAAACGCCATTTAATTCTTTTACCTCATCATCATTGGTTAATAAACAACCATGCTTTAGGCAAATAGGTTTTAAGGCTTCCAAAATATCTTCGGCAACTCTATGGTTGTAATTTCCGAATTTATTAAAATGATTTTTTGGTGCTTTTAATTCATTTTGAATTTCAATTAATTGTTTCATAATGTTAATTGGTTTTTTAGTGATTAAATAATAAATAGTTATCTCTTTTTTCTAATTTGCTAATCTTCTTTTCAAGCAATTGCAATTGACATCTTATAGACATGCCCCATTGATAAATTGTTAAATTTCTTTCTTGTGGCGAAAGACCTACCGAAGATTGAACATTAATTTTTTTAACCACCGGCAAGCCTTGCTCATCAAAATGGTTGTTATATTTTATTTCTATCTGCATCTTGTTATCTCGTAAGATTTAATTCCATCTTTTATAATGGTTTCAATAGTAAATAATTTGTTGTATGTTTTTTTGTAATAAGAAATTAATGGTCTTACTTTATAAATCTCATCATCATTTATAATTAAGGTATCATCAATTGCTAACTTTCCAATCTTATGTGATTGCGTTTGCTTATACTGCGCAGCTATTGGAAAGTAATTCCCATTTATTGCTCTTATTGCAGCCATTGCATGCATCAATGTTGGATAAGTTTCCGTTTCTCTTGTAATATGATTTACAAAAGTAAATAAGTCATGCCCTACTTGTACAATGCTATATTCAATACCATTGATTATTGTATGACACTGCCCTGCTAAATTAAATTTTAATCTTTTCATTTTATTTTAGAATTAAAGTTAATAAATCTTTTACAATTAATAAAGAGTTTTCCGCAAAATATTCATCTATTGGGATGCAATATATTTCATCGCCCTCATCATCCGTTTCTATAATGCAGCTATACTCTTCGCCCCAATATTTGTTTATTCTTGTTGGATAATTTTTTTCAATATATCTAACTACATCCGAATAAGAAAGTAATACATTAAATTCTAATCCTGCAATATCAATGTTAGCCATGTAATTAAAACCATTGTCTGAAGATAAAACTTGATATACTTCTAATTCAGTTAATCTATCATCGTATAGAAACTTTTGCGCGCTGCGCTTTAAGTTATTTAATAATACTTCCATGATTAATAGTTTTTAATAATAGTTAAACAATATTCTTTTGCTACATAATTAATATGCTTTTTGGTTGTCTTTGACCAATAACCCAATTCAAGTAAATTTTGTCCATCAATAGTAGCCACATGCGTAGTATAAGAAATAACCTTGTTACCCTCTACTCTTAAATTTTGTTGATACTTTTTCATGATTAAAAATTTCTTAATGAGAATAATACTATCATAGTTGTAAATGACAATATGATAAGAATAACTAAACTAACAATTGTTTCATTGTCAATAAAATTGTTTTTGTTTTCTGATTTTTTCATGATAATAAAATTAAAAGGTTAAAGTAATTTCAACGCCATCTTTTTTTGCTTCCAAATAATGATTCTCATATTGGAATACATATCCTGCTGCTTCGCATTCAGAAATTGTTGATTTTCTTGCTTCGCCTTGCAATTGAATTTTAGCGTCGTAAATTCGAATTGCATAAAAATTGTCTAAATCAATTTCGATTGATAATAGATTTTCTACTTTTTGTTTTTGTGATGACATGATTTTTTTTGTTTAAGTAATGCAGTTGGTAGGATGCTGCTCCCCTCTTTTTTTTTTATTATGCTAATCTAAATTTCGCATTGTCTATGGTTACATAAAACTTAACCGACTTATTACTAAAGGTGGGATAATCGCCCCATAATTCAAAACCATCTTTTAGCGCAGCTATTAAATACATTGGCTTTTTCGATGTAGTGGTTTTTAATTTAGTGAAATTAGCACCTACGATAATTTCATTTGATTTGATAATAATTTGCTGAATAGACATCTTGTTTTGTTTTTAAGGTTTAAAAATTTGGTTAATTATTTATTTAAGTATTCTTTAATTTTTCTTGTAATGTTTATTTTATCAATTAAACTTAATTTTTTGAATTTTGTATTTGCAACATCATTTGCATTATCTCTATTGTAATTTAATTCAGTAATTAAGAATAAATATTTTATAAGAAAAATATTGGTATCCCAAATTTGCGAGCTTGACATTTTAGTTTTCATTTTCTTGTTTTTGAGGTCTAAAAAATTGGTTAATTAACTATTTAATAAAGTTTTAAAAAATCTTTTTAAATCTAAAGTTTCTTGGTATTCCCAAGTTGAAACTTCGCGGTGCAAACTTCCGCTGCTATTACTGCGAACATTATAAGTTCTATCTAAAATATTTTGATAGGTATCAATAATTTCATTAATTTTTTCTAATTCCGTTAATGAAGTTTCTTCATCCAATAAATAGTTTAATTTTCTTTTTAAATCATTTACTATAAAAGATTGTCTCCAAAGGTCTTCAGCTGCCCATGCAAAATTTCCTAAATAGTTTTCATTTAATCTACTTTGCAATTGTTCTACTTTTCCTTCAGCTTGCTTAATGCTAAACATTACTGATTTTACATTGTCGGATTTGTTTTGAGTATTCATTTTTTTTTGTTTTGAGGTTTTAAAATTTGGTTAATTATTTATTTAAGAATTTTTTAAAATAAATTAAATCTTGTAATAAAATTACATTTTCAGATATGCTAATTTCTTCTTTTTCAATTGCGCTTGCTAAAAGAGTTAAAAATTGTAATTCTCTACCTTTACCATTTATTAAAATTAGCTTTTGTAATTCTTCAAATCTTGACATTTTGTTTTGGTTTTAGTTTTTTATGCCTTATTGCATTCACAAATATAGAAAGAAGAATTAAAAAAAAGAATTTTTTTTTAATTTATTTCAAAATCGAGCTTCTTCTGCCCGAAATCGCTGAAAATAATTTGAAAAAAAATTGAAAATAACGCAAAAGGGGGGCAAAATACCCCCCTAAATACGCTATTTAAACAAATTACACTATGAAGTAATGTAATATACGATTTATTTAATATAAAGAAATAGCAGCAGCAGCAGCAGCAAACAAAATAAGATAATCAATATAGACCATTTAATTTGAAATGAAGTCCTTTCTACGCTCTCTCTTTTAATTTCTTTCTTAACAATAGCCATTTGCTCTACTTTTGTTTCTTCTCGCGCTGCGGCTCTTATTTCAATTTTATATTTATGGAATTTCTTTTTTATTTTTTTAATAGGCATACTTGTTTTTATCCCTGCGCTATCGGTAGTGATTTGATAATCGGTTACCTCTTCTTCAATTACAATTCCGGTATCAGTTTGCAGGGTTAAAATTTCAATATTTTTTTTTATCTCAACATGGTTGCTGCTATCACTTTTAAAAGTGTTTTCTACCCTTACCTCTTTGGTTTTGCATCCAACTAAAAAAATAAGAGTTGCTACTATTGCTATTTTTAATTTCATTTAATTTATTTTTTTTATTAATCAATATTTCTTCTAATTGTTCAATCTCTTTTTCTAATGCTATTAATTCTTCTTCTTTACTCATCATCTTCAAAATTTAACCATTTTAATCTTTGGTCTATTAATTTTATTAATTGGGTTTGCCATTCAACTTTTATATTAGGAAAATAAAGCAAAGTATTTTCTTCTATTTCCCATAAAAATTCTTTTAGGAAATATAATTCTTTATAAATATTTTCATCTGACATTTCTTCAATATCATCAAGATTTAAATCTTCCGGCTCTTCTGATTTATTTTTCATCTCCAAAAATTGGTATCTTAATTGTAAATCCTCTTTTCTCATCTAATAAAGTAAATGCCTGCGCAGGTCTTTCCGGTTTAAATCCAATCTTATATCCATAAGCACTTAACCCAATTAAACTTCCATTAACACAACTTGCATGCGTTGGATATAATAATTGATGGAAATGACCAAGGAAATTAAAATCTGCCTTGCGCTGCTCATCTTTCCTATGTAAGTATTTAATTAAAGGTATAGATAAACCACCTATGCCGCCGCCATATTTTAAAGCATCTCCATGAAAAAATCTTAATGTCTTACCAAATGCTTCAATGTAACAATCATCAGAAATTGGTATGTGGAATTTAATTCTTTTTTCTCTTTTAAAATAATCCTGCAAATCGCAGTACATTCCAAATTCATAATTATTTTTATAGCCGGTTGATGCCATCATCTTTTTAGTTGTCCTTCCATGATTACCAACCGAACATGGTAATATAAAATTTAATTTAGAATGCTTTAAAAGAAATTCAATCCCACTAATTAATAAACGCTTTGCAAATCTTGTTGCCTCAATTGGGGATAGGTTATTGCTTTCAATTAATTCGTCATGAATATATCCGGAAATAAAATCGCCTCCTAACCAAATAATACAATCATCTATTTGAACATCTTTACTTTCCTTTTTTATACACTTTAAAATATTTTGAAAAATAGTAAATGCTCTGCGCTCTGCAACCTTTAAATTGTATTCATTAAATCCACTTACTTGTCCTGCGTAAACATTTTCTTCTAAATGCCAATCCGATAAACTAATAACAGGAATTGCCCGATTAACTTTACTTTCTTTTGCAATTTGTATTTCAAAAACCTCAATTGGCTCTTTAATGCTTAATAAATCATCATAAAGTTTTTCTTGCTCGGTTAATTTTTCAAGTAAATAGATATTTTTTTTACTTATGTCTTGCAGCTTTGAGTTTAATGCGCGATACTTTCTATCTTCTTGAATTGCATCTTCAATATTTATTTCTTTTTTAATTGGCTCTGACTTTTCAAATCCATTACCGCTAAAATATTGTTTCAAAAACCAATGCAAGCCACCAAAATCCGATTTTTTTAATTCCGGATAGGCATCAATAAGTGCGTTTGCGAAATGAGTTTTATTTCCGTTTAATTTTTTATAAAGACTTTTATTTGGCTCTACATATTTTAACCATTTTGATTGTTTCATCTTACGCGCAGTATTTGTTTTCTATTCTTTCCAATTCTTTTTAATGATACATGTACCCATGCAGGATTATTTTTGTCTCCAAATTCCCAAATCAATTGGTCAAATTCGAGATTATCTTTTACCCATTCATAAATTATTTTATTGGTTAAATCTCCAAAAATATCTGCATCAATATCTATCGCTTCGCCGGTAGTATGTTGGGAATTTTTAGCACCTCCGATTTTTTTATTTAATATCTCGCAGCGATAAAAAGATGAGATGCCAATTGGTCTATTAAAATGTTTTCTAATTGGCTCAAAAATATTTTCAGCAATATGTTTCATATTTGCTAATATTTCTGCATCGGTAGTTTGATTTTTTATACCATGTCTAATGGCGGTTTGGCTTTTAAATGCCTCTTCTTCTGATATGTGTTTACTTATCATGGCTTTAGATTTAAAACAAAGGTAAGATATTATTTATCTTTTAAGAATTGTTTGAAAATACTCTTGCCGGTAATGCTTGTTAAATTTTCATCTAAAGATTTTAATTCAATCATGGCTATTAATCCGCTAACTATTTTCATGACTTCCATATTAATTAAAAAAATATTTTGCATAACAAATGCAATTAAGATTGAAGCCATGTAACCAAAACCTTTCATGATTGTTGGTCGCATCTTTTTAGATGTAATTATTTCGCCTCGTTTTTTAGCTGCTAAAATACCGGTTACAAAATCCATAGTAACTAAAAACCCAATTCCAATTATAATTGGATATGCAGGTGCAAAATAAACTGCTAAAAAAGTTATAATCAAACTAATATTATTTAAAATGTAATTTTTCATTGCTCTAAAATTATAAACTCGCCTGCTTCGGTAATAAAATACTTACAATCTTGTGTAATTAAATAATTTGCTCCGGTATCTTCAAAACCATTTACTCTTAAATTATCTTCAAAAACTAAAATTGCATTTTCCGGATTGTAATTTGAGTAATTATCTTGTCCATAAATTTTTAAAATCCAAGTACCTTCTTCTAAATCTTCATTAACTATAAAAGAAAAAAAATCACACTCAATTGCAGTGTAAATATTTTTTACTTCAGTGCATCCATTATTTTTTGTAAATACAAATAAGTAATAATCATGCGCCTCTTCAATAAAGAGCGTTAATTTTGTATCAAGATTTTGGTAAATGTTAATCATTTAGCTAATCCCCCATGTACTTCTTGAATTCTCTGTGCGGTCTTCGCAATCATTGCAATTAGATTGGTCGAATAAAGGGTTTAAATAAATATTATTTTTCATCCATTCAAACATTTCATTAGCGTAATTTCTCGCCATGTTTGTCCAATAATCTGCCTGCTTTGAATTGGTATCAAAATCAATAAATTCACTTTCTTCAGTAAATTTTCTTACAACACTTTCTTTTGTTACCTGCACCGAGTGAAAAAATAATAAATCTGCGTATGCGTAACAAACATGCACCTTTTCTAAATAGCAAAGTAATGCTTCATTTGCAGCAGTTAATTCTCCATCCTCAATTTGTTGACATAACTCATCAAATAAATCTTGACAAAGTAATGGATTGATATATTTTACCTGCGTATTATTTATCGCTATATCAATATTTTGACTTTCAACATTCCTTGATAAAGGAACTATCCCATAAAAATTTTCTTGTTGGATAAATTGACATTTGCAACAACTCATGGTAATGGATTTATAGGTGGAACATTATCGGTTGGTTTTTTTCCAAGTAATCCGGCAAGAGTTCTTATTTCTTCCTCTGCCATACTTTCTAATACTTTATTTGCAACTAAAGGAGATAATGCGTTAATATTATCAATAATGTTTGTCGCTTTTGTATTTAATTTTACTTCTTTAGCACCATATCCAAACGCGCTTCTAATTTCTTCTTCAGTAAATGCTGATGCAAAACTATCCGCAATAAATCCTAATGGGATTGAATTAGAAACCGAAATAATAGTTCCATCATAACCATCCATCATTTTTGCTAAATTATTTAATTCAAACATTAATAAATTTTGGTCATGTTTTATAATTGCATTTTGATAATATAAAGTTGCATCTGCTAACTCTTTTGCAGTACCTAATTTTCCTGCAACTTGTATGCCTGCTAATATTGGTGGTACTTGAAATGCGGTTGCAATATGGTCACGAATTAAATTTGACAATGCAATATACATTTCATGCGATGTGCTTTGCGTAAAAGGAACTATTTGTATGCTACCTTCTTTTGCTGCGCCATCTAATATTGCAAACTTGCCTCCATTGTCTGCGCCGGTTAATCTATCTTCAATATAATTGCGCAAACTATCTTTCATTGGAACGCCATTTTCATCTACGCCATCTAATTTCCAAGGAACATAAACGATAAATGCCGGTGCAAATGAATTATCAATATTGTTTGCATGGAAGTTTTGAATTTGTGCATCAGCATAAATCCATTTCAACGCCGATGCGTATTTTGGTTGAGAATAATATACTTGACCGGGTTTATATCGCCTAATGTATTTTAATGCGCCATTCCATTTTTGAAAATCATCGTATAAACCATTGATGCTAAAATTATAAATTTTAGATTTAGTTTGTATGTCATTAAATAAATCAATTGGAACTGCTTTGTATCTTTTTAATTTATTTTCCTGCTGCCAATTACTTGATAATTTAGCATAGGTAATTTCACTATTCTTATCATTAGGAACACCTAATCTAATAGTAGAAAAATCTTGGCTTTTCACATTTGTTAAAAAACCATTTATATTAAATTGCAAAATTATTCCCAAACTTTCAAAATAAGCCATATCATAACAAATCCTTTGGTACAATGCATCATTAAAAACTACTTTTAATTTTTCTGCAAATGCACTTGGCTGATTATTTGGCGTTTCAAAATTTAAACCATCGCCATACAAAAATTTTGCGTGAGTTTCAACGCAAGAATTTGCAATTGGTGAAGTTTGAACTGATTTGATAATCTCTTGTGGAAAATTATTATTTAATCCATAGCGTATAATACCTCGCGAAACATCATCAGTCTGATTAAAGATGGTTAAATCTGCCGGTGCTTTGGCTTGGAATAAAAAATAATTATCTGATATTTGGGTTAATTCCATATTGGTACAAATTTATTGATATTTAATTTTAAACTTTTGCAATTTATTTACAAATTAAAATGGTTAAAAACATCTATTGTCTTATAATTTTTAAAATGTATCATCTCTCCGGTTGTTTCAAATTTATCCCACAAATGATGTTGCCCTGCAAATGCAGATGCCGAACTTGAATTGCGTAATTTACGCGCAATACTTTCTCTAACAAAAGAATAATGGTGCATTCGCAGCCATTCTATTTCCTCATGTATTGCAAATGTGTTTGTTCTTCTTGTTGGGTCTGCTAATACCGGATATCTTTTATCAAAAGTCATTATAGTTTCGGGATAAATTTTATGTATAAATGGTACAAAATAATCTTCTTCCGGAACTAATTGTTTGGTAGGATATTTATAATAAGTTTTTAACCGGCAATAAGAAGCATCTAAATCTTTTTCATAGACAATTGCCTTTGCTGCCTCAAAATGATGACTAAAATACATCTCATCGCAATCTAATTGGATAAAATGAGTGCATCCAATCATTTTTGCTAACTGCAAACCTCTATTTCTTTTTTGCATTTCATTCCATTGCGCAGATGCATCTAATTTTGGAATATAAAATTCGTTAAAATCTAATATATCAAATGGTATATTCGGCTCGTATATCTCGCCTATGTTACTCATATTCTGATAAATAACTATTACTGCATCTAAATGCGGTTTAATTAATTCAATAGAGCGGCGTAAATGTTCATCGCCATCCCAAACATTCCAAATTCCTGCTAATTTATTCATAATGAGAAGATAAAATTCCTATTAAATAATTTAATCCTGCTGCTATAATTGCAACCGGTATTAATTGTGAATTAAAACCATAAAAAATGGGATACCAAAATAAAGTATGAAAAGATGCCATACAAGTTAAACACAAACAAATTGGCTTGCCTAATATTGCAGGCAATTTAGCTGCAATCCTTTGTACAAAAAACATGATTTGACCAAATCTTGTAACTTGGTAAAAGCCAAAACAAAGTAAACTAATAATAAATGCTTTTTCTATCATAATAAAATTCCTTTCATTTCATTTGGTACATATTGTGGAAAGATAAATTCATGCGGATGTTTTTTCATAAGGTATAAAATGTTCCTTTTTTGCTGCTCCCATTTTTTATCACTTTTGTAATTGCGCAATCTTTCAAAATCATTGTGCATTATGTAATTAAAATTTAATAATTGTTTTTTAATTAATCCTTTTCTTGTTAATCCAATATACAAATCGGTATCCTCGCCGCCATATCCAATAAAATTTTCATCATAACCAATAAAATCTTCTCTTTTAACAATACAATTTCCGCTACAATGCGGCTCGCCGGTATAATAAAAGCCTTTTTCTAAATTTAATTCATCAAAAAAATTACTTTCAAAAATTGTATCTGCATCTGCAAAGAAAATCCAATCTGATTTGCATTGCGCTGCTCCAATATTCCGCGCCGCAGAAAGATTAAAACCTTTAGCTTCAACCATTATCCCGATAGCATTGTTTT